TAATGGGTAAACTGCCTGGGCCCAAGGCAAATCTTCTGTAGGAAGTTGAGAAGTATTACCTGTATGCCATCCGAAAATTCTAACTTTGCATCTATTTAACTGTAATGGATCAACTCTGTCCTCAACTTCTCCTATCCACCACACAAAACCATTTAGTCCCATGAAATTTTCTTTATCGAACATTGATATTACTCTCTTTCGCCAATTCAACTATGGTGGTATAACGAGTCGCATTAATAATGTGTCTAACCGCAGTGATCAGATATTTTCCTGACAGATATGTGTCTCGTTTTCTAACATCATTTGGCGACATCATCTTTGTTTCAAATATATTAACTGAAATAACCGAACCCACACTTAAATCAGAATTGCCTGCGACCAAGATCCTAATTCTGATATAATTTGCAAGTTGCATTTGTGAATTTCTATATGGCAAATGCTTTTCAATAAAGAAATCTCTTGATATTGAACCTGCAACATTTCTTATATATGATTCTTTTTGTTGTGCTGAATTAGTTGTTGATAATCTCAACATACCTACATCTAAATCTTTGGACGGATCTTCTGATATTGATTTTGAAAATCTATCAACATAAGTGTGATTTTTGTTATTGGTTAGAACATTAGATTCGTTAAGTTTAATATAGGACTTGGAATACTCATCATAATAGAACCCATTGACATTGACTTTTCTGGACATGGTGTCCAATGTTATCAATCTATTATTGAATGTTCCCTTTGTTGTTGCTTCTAGTGTGTCAAAATTACTAATAACATCCAATTTCAGAATGTTATACAGTTCTGTTGAAAAGAAGTTTGGGTTATTCTTTAATGTGGCGTTCTTTGGATTATACTCATACACAAATGGTAAAGGATTTTGGCCATATAATGACTGTAATGATTTTAAATGATATCCTTGTGCATTCTCATAAAATAACATATCTGCACCGAGACTTGACTTTGAAGGTAGTGCGTATGATGTTAACCAATTAATTGAATCTAGTATTTTTTTATTTGGTATTATAAAATCATAAGTTCCCTTTGTGTCGTCGAAGTCACAAGTTTTATTTGTTTTTAGTATGTTTTTTGATATATCTGATATAATATCTTTTATTGATTTATTTTTATATGATTTACTCAGCCTATATTTCTCAGACAATAATAGTTCTTCAGAACAGAAATTGATGGTGTAGGTCTCAAAATTTGTACTGATATCAAATTGTCTATTGGAAATTGAGAATATGCGAAATACTTGTGTTATAGAGTTACCACCAGTACCTTTTGCAAACTCAAGTCTTAGGGCTTCTGTACCATTTAAACCACCAGCAAATAAGACACCTACTGCGTCTGATAGTACCAGTTTACCGGAAACATAGTCACTAAAAATGTCCTCAAAATAGGACAATTCTATGAGATATTCCTTTAGATTCAGGTCACCGATACCTGCACTAATTAATCTAACATCTTTTAGATTGTAATCGGTGGGTTGAGTTATGTTGGTGACTGGTGAATTGTTTATATTTGATTGTGTAGGTTCATTGATAGAATCGAATCTACTCTTCGTCACTATTCCAGTTACAGTTACATCCTCAAGGGTCTGAATCGAATCAGCCATGTTATACACTCATTAATTTTTGGAATTGTTGTTCCACATCAGAAGCATACATGTTATTAAGTATGTTTATCTTCCTCTTATCTTCATTCAATTGTAATTCATAATTGTAAATAGATACTGCATTTTTTGTGATAGTTTGTGAAACACTCTGACCAGTGGTGAAAGTTCTTTCAGTTGTAGATTCAATAAGTGAGTCATAGGTATCTTTATCAATTTCAATTGTAGTGACAACATTCTGCATTGATACTGAGTCTGTTGTTGTAATTATTTTTTCGTAGTGGTGTATGGTTGAGAGTGTGTATTCTACAACCGGTAAAACACCAGCAGCTTCTGCATACTTATCTTTTAGATAGTTTGTGAATTGTGAACTGTTTAATGGCCATTCAGATTGTGTATCAATAATGTTATTTGAAAAGAGTACCATCCAATATCTATATGGACTATCATAATACTTGTCTGCAATAATTTCGGGAGTGTCAGATTCCTTTATGTCATAATTATAGAATAATGATACATTCTTTAACAGTGAAGGTAAAAAGTAACATCTGGCCAAAAGATTGTTGACAACGACACGATTGTTATTATTGTCAACTTTGGATATCAGGGGTAGTGAATTGAAATATTTCATTACTTTATTTTACGATATTATTGATATTGAAAACATCTCTTAATGGCTGAGGTACTGATGGATTGCCACTAAACACATCGGATATAGTCTGTTGTATCGATGATGTTCCACCAAAATAGTTACTGCTCTGACGAATATTATCTTTTGTCACAATATCCATTTCTTTAAATTGTAATGTCAATCTGGTTTCTACGGGATAACCGTCTGCGTAAGCCGCCCAGCCATTGGGTGCGTAATCTATATTCATATCTGTTAGAACACAGTCACTATAAATTTCAAATATCTTTGCTGATGGTGCTGATTCCACTGTTGAAGTTGGATTGGATCCAAATACTGCGGCAGATACTTGTGATGACAAAATGTTTGTTCCGATATTCTTGAAGAAGTTTGATATTGCACCAGACAAACCAGTACCACTAGTAAATGCAAATTTGATATTGAAAATTTGTGGTGGTTGCAAATATTGGTGACTAGCTGCACCTAATAATTGTGGTACAGAATAGTATGTAAATGATTTGATGATTTCATCCACAGACTTGGCTTCTTTTGCTGATGTTGGTGTAAACCTGAATTCAAACTGGAATTCTCTCAAACCTATACCTTTATATAATAATTGCAACTGTGGATTGGGCACTTGTTTCATAACATTACCTAATAATGCAGCTGCATCCTCGCCTGCTATTTTTTTAGTTGCATATAATGCGGCAGGGTTTGTGATAAGGTTGGCAAAATTTCCAGAATTGTAGTCACCCTTATCTTTTAGGAATTTACTTGCATCAGATATTGCAGAACCAAATAAACCTGCGGCACCTAAAGTATCTGTTAGACTCACTTGACTCCAATCATTGGTATAATCAAATGCCAATGTATCCGGCATATATAAAGAAATATGTGCCTTAGGATTTTTCTTCGGTTGAGCTTTAAAATTTATAGGATTGACCCAATTTTCTGGACTTTCGATGATATTTTTAATAGATTCATTTTTAAAAGTCTCTGCAATAGGATATTCATAGTCGAACACCGTGAATTGTACCGCATGGCCATAAGTGGGATTGGATGCCAAATCTAGAGGATAAACAAGATTGTTCACATCCAATTTACTGGAAAACAATTCATACAAAAGGTTCAATGGTGGTTTAATACCATTAAATGATATTGGGAAAATGTCTATTTTTGCCATTATTGGTCCAAGAACGATTAATATATAGTATTTATGGCGTATAAAGGCAAGTTCACACCAAAAAATCCCCAAAAGTATAAGGGAGATCACCGAAATATAGTTTACCGTTCCACATGGGAGTGTAAAGCTATGTCCAGATTTGATTCTAATCCCAGTGTTTTGGAGTGGTCCTCAGAAGAGATCATCATACCGTATGTTTCACCAGTTGACGGCAGACGCCATCGTTATTTTCCTGACTTCCTGGTGAAGATCAGAACGATGGATGGTGGAATTGAGACTCTTCTGATAGAAGTGAAACCTGAGAAACAGTCCAAACCTCCATCACCAAAGAAACGAGTAACCAAACAATACGTTCAAGAAGTGGCCACATGGGGAGTGAATAGAGCCAAGTGGAAGGCCGCCATCGAATACTGTAAAGACAGAAAGTGGAAGTTTATGGTCATGGCGTCCACAGATGGAATACAATACAAATATTTGACCGAAAACGATTTATTGCTATCCTAAATACAAATATGACTTCAAAACTAACAGAACTTACACAAGAAAGAAATGCGGCTGAGATTCAAATGCTCAGTCGTGATTCCGTTCGCTGGTTGAATTCTAAAATAAACAATCTGAGAAATGTTTCATCCATTCCTAGACAAATTTATTCAGAAAAGGATAGACACAGAAATAAGTATTCTCTTGGATATACCGGTAAATTTGTATTGGGAGGACTATATTTCTTTTTCTATAATCCAAAGATGAAAGAAGAATTGCCTTACTATGATGTATTTCCGTTAGTTATGCCTTTAGAAAAATATGATGATGGTTTTTTGGGCTTGAACTTTCATTATTTACCACCTAAATCGCGAATAATGTTTCTGAATAAAGTCTTGAACAGGGCTGTATATGATTCAAATGGGGACCTGAAACGAATTAGGATTACATATGACATTTTGGATGCAACCAGAAGATATAAAGAGTTTAGACCTTGTGTGAAGAGATATCTGTTCACACACATAAGATCAAAGATTATTGCGGTACAACCAGATGAGTGGGATGTTGCATCGTATTTACCTGTACATCAGTTCAAAAAGGCACCAGTTAAAGAAGTTTGGCAAGACTCATTAAACGAAATTAGGAACTCATAATGCCTTCCAGTATCAATAGTTTTACCTCTAGCTTTAAAAAAGAATTAGCTAGACCTTCTAGATTTGATGTTCAAATACCAATACCTGCTGTATTGGCACCGTTCTATTTGAATACTGCAAAAGAATTAAATCTGAGATGTGAATCTACAGAGATGCCGGGCAGAACATTTGCAACAACCGAAAGAAAAATTGGTTCCGCACCATTACAAAAGTTTCCATATCAGACCACATATAATGACGTTACCATGACGTTTATTGTTGCTGGTGACATGAAAGAGAGATTATTCTTTGACCAGTGGATGGAATACATCAACCCATCATCAACCTATAACTTTAAATACAAGAATAATTATGTCACTGATATTGCAATCAATCAATACGATCTACAAAATAAATTAACATACAAGTCTGTATTAATCGGTGCATACCCTATAGTAGTAAACCAACTGGATTTGGATTGGACTTCAGATGGTTATCACAAATTAACAGTCGTGTTTGCATACACTAACTGGCAAGAAGGTACTGTTAGTTCGATTGCTAATGACTTGGGAGTTCAAGGTATATCTGGAATATTTGGAATATAACTGATTTGGAGGAATATAAATGGCTTTGCCTAAAATTGATACACCTGTTTATGAATTGACATTACCATTATCTAAGAAGAATATTAGATTCAGACCTTTCTTAGTCAAAGAACAAAAGAATCTAATGATGGCATTAGAGGCAAATGATTCAGATACTATTGAAAAGAACATTAAACAAGTTTTAATCAACTGCACAATTAATGATGATGTTGATTTTGATGATTTACCTATCGTTGACATTGAGTATTATTTCTTGAATTTGAGAGCAAGATCAATTGGTGAAATTGTTGAACTCAAGTATAGATGCAATAATGAAGTTGATGGTATGGAATGTTCTAATATCATGGAAACAAGTATTGATGTTCTAGACATTAAGGTCGAAGGAATTTCCGAGGATGATAGCTTGATACAGATAACGGATCAAATAGTAATGAAGTTGAAATATCCGAGATTTGGATCATTGAACCAGTTTTCTAAAGTCGATGATGCAACCGAACTAGCAATCAATATGATTGCTGATAGTGTTGAGTACATTTTTGATGGCGAACAATACTATTATGCCAATGAAGTTTCTAAAAACGAAATCGTTGAATTTATTGAAGGTTTAAACCAAACACAGTTTTCAAAAATTGAAGTGTTTTTTGATAACATACCCAAATTAAATAAAATGGTGAACATCAAATGTTCTAAGTGTGGTTTTGACCATGTGATTTATGTGGAGGGACTGGAGGATTTTTTCGTCTAACCTTTCGTAATGATAATTTGAAGAATTACTATACTACAAATTTCTCTTTAATGCAACACCACAAATATAGTTTAACTGAATTGGAAAATATGTTGCCTTGGGAAAGAGAGATTTACATTTCATTATTGATCCGTCATGTTGAAGAAGAGAATGAAAAGATAAAACAACAAAACGGAAAACATTAATAAATGTCCGATCATAAAATGTCATATCAACAGTCCCGTAGTTTGAGAAATATGGGACTTTCAAATCAAATCACCAATAGATTATTATCCGGTGAGGATATCTCTTCGTCATTTAAAAATTCCATATCTTCTTCAACACAAGCAAAAATAGTTGGATTAAAAGAAAAGTTTGATCCACTCAATATGGTCAAACTACTTACTGGTGGTTCTACATTGGCTCCTGCATTATTAGGTAAAATGACAGGAAGAAGTCAGGAAGATATTGGTTACTTTGCGGGATCAAAGAAAAATAGAAGTGCGGTTAAAGACCCATTATATCTTTATACTGTTAAACGTAATGTTGAAAACATTAGAGTTAATGAGACCCTTGCTGACGCTCTGGGTAAATTATATACACTGTTTAAAAAAATTGATGATGATGATAAACTGAGAACTCAAATCAGAAAAGACTTCGAACAGGAAAGAATTGAAGAAGAACAAAGAAGAAATGACGAAATATTGAAGGCCATTAAGAGGATTGCACGAAAGGCCAAAACAATTAAAGACAAGGAAGAAAAGGTAAAAAGACAGAAGGAAAAAGAAGAATCTGAAAAGAGGGTCGAAAAACCTGGTTTTATAGAACGAGTTACTGAAACTGCAACAAGAGTTGTCAGTTCGGTTCCAGGTAAGGTAGCAATAGGTGCAGGGTTAGGATTATTTCCACTATTGGTACGAGGTGAAGCAAAATCCTATAATACGTTATATGGTGGTAGAGAAATAGATTTGGTTAACATGACGGTAGATGAGGTATTACAATACCAGAGGGGTATGGGTGTTTCTTCTGCGGTAGGCAAGTATCAGATTATTAGAAGTACGCTTACCGAAGCGAAAAAGGCTCTAAAATTATCCGGCAATGAAAAGTTTGACCAACAGTTACAAGATAGAATCTATAGTGAATTTCTGATTGGTTCTAAGAGAAGAGCTGTTGATGATTACATCAATGGTCGAAGTGATGATCTACCTGCAGCTCAATTGGCATTGGCCCAAGAGTTTGCATCTTTTGGTGTTCCATATGCGATCACAAATAATAAAGGTCTCACTGTACATAAAGGAGAGTCATACTACAAAGGTCAGGCAGGAAACAAGGCATCGATTACTCCAGAACAATCTGCAAAAGCACTACAAGAAGAAAGGGAAGCCAGATTATCTGGAAAGACCACAATGGCCAGCACAGAGACGAATCAACCGATATCAAATCCTGTGACACACACAGACACAAATAATAACCAGACGGTTGTTATGCCTACTGTTGCACCCACACCAACCAAAGTGTCAACCACTATGTCTGATAATGAACCCACCACAATGAAGGTTAATAGAGGTGTTCCTGTATCAACACCAAATAATAGAGGTAATTATGTGTCGAATATTTCATCAGAGAACAGAGATATTAAAAAGAACATATTGAACCGTAGGCAAACTTCTGTATTGAACACCAATTTAAATGTTTCTTATCAACCCGGAGATATTTTGAACTATTATATGGATGATAATATATCGGATGATCCTAAAATATTAAGAAGATAGAGAAAATAAATGTACGATAATTCTAGAATGACATATAGTCGGGCAAAATCAATTGGAAAGAAGTCTCTTTCCAGTTTAATTGCAGAAAAACTTATTTCCGATCAGAGTATCGGTAAATCTATATCGTCATCAATATCTGAGAAACTTCAGGCTAGACGAGTACGCATCGAATCCAAATTTGATCCATTAAACATCGTAAAGTTTTTGACTGGTGGTTCCACATTGGCTCCTACATTATTAGGTAAACTAATGGGTCGTTCCGGTGAGGATATCTCCCATTATACTGGACGAACCAAGAAACATAGAAACAAAGATCCGTTATTCTCCAGTATAAGTTCCAGTAGTATTGTTCCTTTAAAGAAGGACGATGGTGCGGCTGATATTGTCACCAAGATGTATGTCTTGTTGAAGAAGTCTAATGAGAGAAAGAGAAAAGAAGAAAAAGAATTATTGAAAATGGAGAGAAAAATCAGAAAGGATTCTGATGCCCAAATGAAATCGATGATTACTGGTCTATTGGCGCCAGCATTAACCGATCCCCATGCAGGACACGATGGTGATAATTGGTTGGATACAATCGGCAATACATTAAAGAATGCTCTTGGTATGGGTGCAGGTGCTTTGGCTGCGGCCGCAGGAACCAAGTCAATATTCAGAAGAAAGTCTGAAAAAAATAGAACTACCAGGAAAGAGAGAATAGAAGAAAAACTTCGTAAGAAAGAAGAAGAACGAATAAAGAGAGAACAGGAAAAACAAAAGAAGACACCAAAGGCCGAACCTGAAAAGACAGAGAAAAAGGGCACAGATAAGGCAAAGAAACAAAAGAAAGTTCCTACCCGTGGAAGTGAGCGGTTTAAACAGAGGTCTCAACAACCTAAATCGGTACCAACACCGGAAGAACCAAAACAACCTACTGCCGAAAAAGTTGAAAGTAAGTCTCCAAAAGTATCTAAGGCCATATTGAGATCACTTAGAGTATTTCGTGCTGTTGGTGTAGTGGGCACTATTGCATCTGTCGCGGAACTCAATGATCTATATGAGAAACACAAAAAAGGTGAAATAACTGATCATGATGCTAGAAATGAACTCATAAAAATAATGATTGGAGGACTAGGTGGAACTTCCGGTGCAGCTTTAGGTGCAGCTTTAGGTTCAATGATTGCTCCTGTTGCAGGAACATTAATTGGTGGTGTTGCGGGTGGTGTTGGTGGTGCTTTTTATGCGGAGAAAATAGCTGAACAGGCTGTTGATTATCTGGGTGATAATGAAATTCCTACTTCACTTGAAGAAATCCAAAACATGTCCAAGAAATATGTAAAGGAACATGGAGGAGATCAATGGGGAACGAATGAGACGATTGGCCAATGGTTTGAAAAAAATACTTTAGGTAAGGCTAGAGAGTATGCTCAAGAACATGGTGCCGGCGACTGGGGTTCGAACCTAAGTTGGGGTGACTGGGGGACGGAACAGATTAATAGTATCAAGAGTTATATTGATCGATCTGTGGCCGAACAATTGGCCATGACACCACAAACGACTTCTAGATTGAATGATGTTATGCAACAACACGAAAGACTTCAAATGGATATGAATTTAGACCAACCCATATTCAGTAATAGTAATTTTAATTCGGTGAATAGGGGTAATCCAACCACATCAATGATTGGAGAACAAAGAGTTCGGACTGATAACCCATCATTAAGAACTATTAGATAAAAGAAACCCCGCCGAAGCGGGGTTTTTGATAGGAGATTAATCTTCTTCCGCCAAACGGGAGAAGTATGCCATATCATCGTCATCCTCAAGAGTAGATGTGTCACTCCAAGGTGCGTCCTGTGCAACAGGAGCAGTCTTAGGTGCAGACTCCTTGATCTGTTCTACTGTGGTTTTTGGACGAGGTGCATCACCTGCCAGACCAAGAACACGATCAAGACGCTTCTTCAACTCATCATATCCTTTGAATTCCTTATCAGAAACAAGTTCCTGTAATGAGAATTCGGACTTCCAAAGCTTTTCAAGTGCGTCATCATCCATATTAGCCAGAGTTGAAGGTGATTCGAACTCAGAAGAATCATAGTTCTGGTAACCTGCAACCTTACGAATCTTCAATTTGAAGTTCGCACCAGTCCAAAGGTCAAATGGATTGATAGGAGTTTCATCCTCGAAAGCAGGATTCATTGCTTCAGTAATCTTATCAAAGATTTTCTTACCGAACTTGAACAAAAATACCTTACCTTCATTCTCAGGATGTTTAGGATCAGAAACAATATAAACATTAGCAATGTAATTCAACTTACGCTTCTGTTTACGAACAATGTCCTTATTTGCTTCGATACCAGAATTCCACAGAGCAGAATTATGTTCGCATACTGGACATTGCTGATTCTTGGTAGTAAGACAGTTATCAATCAACCATCCACCTGGACCCTGGAAACCATGGGAGAAAATCTTAACCCATGGAAGAGCGTCATCACCATCAACCGCAGGTGCAGGAAGGAAACGAATGGTAGCAATACCATTGCCTGCCTTGTCCACTTCAGGACGCCAGAAGTTGTTGGAATTATCTGAACCAGATTCGGATGTGTTCAGTTGTTCTAGTGCCTTGGCCAGTTTGTCAAGATTACCAGATTGACGCTTAAGATTTGCAAAAGAGCTCATATATTACCTCTATATAACGGAGTATTTACGGAGTGTCCACATAACCATAATAAAGAACTATTATAACATGACAGATAAAGGTCTGTCAACCTATTACACATACATCCTTAGGATAGTTTCAGTAGTATCCCAGTCTGTATGATAAATTCCTATACCACCTGCTTTGATCCAGTTTTCGATAGTTCCCTCATCATCATCAATAAGAATTGCACCTTTCTTTGCATAATCGATTTTGAGTTTTTTACCTGGAACAAAAATAGCAGGCCATTCAATACCATGAATATCTAACCATACTTGTTTCTGTCTACCTGCCTCATCATCATTTGGTTTATGTTTACCACCAGTAGATGATAAAACTTTCACATGAACATTAGATTTCTTTAGAAACTTAACTCCACCCTTGGCACCTGGCATCATATCAAGTTTTTCAAAACACTTTGTTTCAATGAATTTATTCCAGTGGCGAACATTTCCTACTGCATCAGGATCTTCATGGAATTCTTCAATATACTTGGTACGAAAGTTGGCTAGAACTCCATCAAGGTCGACGTATATTATTTCTATATCAGGTTTCTTCATGGTCTTTTATTTTTTGTGATAGTAATAATTTATATTTAGTCTTGTTATAATCAATGAATGGAGTATACTTTTCTATCTTTCTTTTCCATTCGGGCCAGATTATATCATCAGTTATCTTCTTAGTCCACATAGGTAAGAAGTTCATTAGATCATTGAAAATACATAAAGTTTCTACCTCAATGCTACCTTGCATCGTTGACAGTAATAGTTTG